GTATCTTAGCGGAAATGAGCAAGGCCGTGTAGAAGATAAAGTTTCTGGAGAAATCCGGGAAGCTGTCGATGCCGGCCATAGTCGCGAAGCTTTGCAGGATTATCATGAAGAAATTTCTAAATTCAGAGGAATGAATAACCGTGAGACCGGTCAACCTCACACAGTACGCACGGCATACGAGCTGGCGTCAGGTCGCCGATCGGAGCATTCTGAAGATTCTAGATCATTAATCCGTAATGCTCAACAGAGCGTTGCCCCTAGGGGTGGTGGTATTGGACAAAGTGCGGATAATTCTTTGTCTGAGACTGAAGTTCTGTCGGGCCTCAAAAAACTTGGCTTTGAATGAGGTAATATAAATGGCCGCTACTAGTACCACTGAAACTTGGGATGCAGCGTGGACTCTCACTATGCGTTCCAAGCGGAAACGTTTGACGGATAATATCTTTGATGAGTATCCGTTGTTGAAGATGTTGTCTGGCAATGCTGAAGTAGAGTCAGGTGGCAAAGAGATCCAAGAGGACTTGCTGTATGGTAAGAACTCTGCTACCTGGTTTGATGGATACGATACGGTTAACACGGATGCTGTTGATGGTATCACTATGGGATATGCACCTTGGCGTTATACTGCTACTCCCATTACGATCTCTATGACTGAGCGTGACGAAGGTCGTCAAAGCGATGCCGCTAAGAAGATCCTCGAAGCTAAGACTCAGCAGTCTATGTTGACGGCTCGTGATGCCGTTAATGCTGCGTTCTTTAGCGCACAGTCTGGTAAGTCCACTTTGGGCTTGCAGGATTTGATTGCTGATGCGCCTACCTCGGGTACGGTTATGGGTATTAATCGTGCTAATGAATCTTGGTGGAGGAATCAGGCTGATACTACATCTTCGAATGTAGATGGCATCACGAACAACATCAATCTTGGTACTCAGCGTTTGGGTGCCGTGTGGAATAATTGTTCGGAAGGTAATGATACTCCTTCGCATATCTTTACCACGTTGACGGTGTTTGGCGATATGCAGAACCTCTTTGAAGGTACTGGATATGCTAGGTTAGCTGCTGGAGAGACTGGTAAAGCGGATGCAGGTTCGCCTGTTTTCCGTGGAGCTACTATCCAGTATGATCGTGATTGTCCTGCGGAGCATGCATATCTTATCAACAGCAAGTATCTTAAGCTGAAGATACAGCAGGGCAAGAACTTTGCGAAGACTTCGTTTAAAGAGCCTGTTAATCAGTTCGCGATGGTTGCGTACATCGTGTTTGGTTGCCAGCTTGTTATCAACAACGCACGGCGTCATGGTGTCGCCACGCAGCTAGTTTAATACCCTGCCTCCAAGCCAATGGAGGTTTAGCCCTGCTCATAGGGAAAGGAATTTAAAATGTCACGTAACGATAACCTTAATTTTGAAATTGGCGGATCTATAGGTGGATCAGCTGAAGGCAACCAAGGTATTTATGAAGAGTCTTCAACTGCTAAACATCCGCTAGGGCAGAAGTTGGAATTGATTGACGGGCGTGTTTTCCGTTATGCTAATTTTGACGCTGCTTGTACTGTAGGTAAACTTGTAGGTCCAGATTTTTCTACTGGCGGTACTGTTGAAATTTCAGACGGTACTATTGCTACTGGAGGAGCTGGCTCAAAGGTAGTTACTTTGACGGCATCTGGAAATTCTGGACCTCCTGCTGATTTTGAAGGTGTATCAGCTAATGATTATGCGGGTTCGTACCTGCATACAACCGATGGCGATGGTGAAGGTTTTACTTACAGAGTTAAAACTAATGGCGCGGCTAGTAGCGATGCTGTAGAGTTTACGCTCTACGATCCTATTATAACTGCGCTATCTACAGGTGCTACTGATTTTTCTCTTACACCCAGTCCAGTCAACAATGTTCATGCCGCAACGGCAGCTACCGACTTTTTAGTGTCTGGTGTTACTATGGTTAGTATGACTTCTGGTTATTTTGGCTGGATTCAGACTAAGGGCGTAGCAACATGTCTTTCTGAAGGCGCTTGGGCGGTAGGCCAACAGCTGACGTTGGGTGATGCTGTAGCAGGTGCAGCGCAAGCTAAAGATGCTCAAACTGAGCCGATTGTAGGTTATGCTTTGGCTGTTACAGCTGACACTGAGTACGGTGCTATTAAGTTGAATAATTTACTAGACTAGCATCACTAAGGTGGGGGCATCGAGGCGGTGCCCTCGCCTATTTTTAAGGAGTTTACAAATGCCAAAAGTAGGTGGTAAGCATTTCTCATATTCAGCGGCAGGTAAGAAGGCTGCCAAGGCATACGCGAAGAAGTCAGGGAAAACTGTTACTAAGCGTAAGCCTAAAGCTAAATCAAAATGAATAAGGTTCCCGAAGTTAAAAAGTCTGTTACAGATTCTGATGTTCCAAAGGATGGATTGACTGCTGATGCGTTAGTACGATTGATTCAGGGGTCGTCTGAAGAAACTAAGAGTCTGATGGCTAAAGCTCTTGGAGTGTCTACGTCCGTTAAGCAGAAACGGCGTAAGGGCAATGTTGACGCACTACAAAACATGCGTACAGTTGGTGAGGCATACCACGGAGAAGACTTTGTACCAGTGGCTCCGGAAGCTGTGGCTATGAAAGGTCCACGAGCTATTGAGTTGTGGCAACAGAAATGGAAAGATGGTAATCAGGTAAGTAGTGGTGGATTAGACTACGATGAAGATTTCGAGGCATTGGCATTAACAGCTGAGGAATAACATGACTCCACAAGCTATATTAGATATAGCACTAAGACGTGCAGGATTAACTGTTAGTAATACCGGATATCGTGAAAACGCTATCGAATATGCGAATATTATTATGTCTGAGGTTCTAGCTCATCCGTGGAATTTTAGACACAAGCAAGGTACGTTTAGTACTTCTGACGGTACAGCAGAGTATAATCTAGCTACTGATGTAGCACACGTACGACATTTTAAAGATACGACTAATGATAACCCGATCAAGATCGTAACAGAAAGTTATATAGACGAATTAGATATAGATAGATCTGAAACTGGTAGTCCTAGGTTTGTATTTTTTAGTGGTTTAGATGAATCCTCAGCAGGTGAAACTCAAGTTATATTTTACCCTAAGCCTGATTCTACGGCTACTGTGACGTATGAATATGTAGCTGAAGTTCCAGATTTTGCAGAAAGTAACTTGACAACTAACTATGACATTTACACACCTACTTGGTTTCAGGCTGCGGTGATATATGGAGTATCGGCATTGTATCACTCCGAAAAAGGTGACCCGCAAGGTGCCGCAGTAGAAAGCAATTATAAAGACAACTCTATACAAACTGGCTTGATGTACAATAGAACTACCTCATCAGATCGTAAGTTTCGTATGGGGCGTAGAGATTCTCGAGCTGGGCAATTTAGTTTTGTTGTTCAAGAAGGATCATTACAGGTAGCTTCCTAATGGCAATACAAGCTGATGGTATACAGTTTGGCCCCTGGCAGACTGTTAATTATGCTGTACCTGCTATAGACTTAGCCCCGAATGTGTTGTCTAGGATTGAGAATATGTATCTAGATAATGCAGGATCGTTGAACACTCGTCCAGGGATGGCTAAGTATATATCAGGAGCTTTATCAAGTACTCCGTCTGTGGTAGCTGTAGGAAAGCAACGGTTCAGTGCGTCTTCAAGTGCGATATTTATCATCGCAGGAGATAAGTTTTTTGAAGATGTTAGTGGTACTTGGACAGATCGTACAGCTTCAATTAGTATTACAGATCATGTAGATAAATATTGGATGACTACCAATGCAGGAGGTACGTTAATAGGCACTAATGGCATAGGAAACAATGCTCCTATTAAGTGGGCTGCTGCAGCTGGTAACATAGCCGCGGCAGGTATGGGATCTTCTAGTGTTACTTCAGCTGATATACCGTTATTTTGGGATAATCGGTTGTGGTATATAAGTACAAATCAAGGTGAACGTCTTGCTCATTATTCATCAACTACTGATACTGAATCCTTTGGTGCCAATGATTACTATATTACAGACGAAAAGATTACTGGAGCTGCTCCTGTAAAGAGTTTCCTAGGATTGCATAATGAGAATGGGATATATGGTTTGTTCCCTACTGGCAATTCTGATATACCTTATAGTATGCAAAGAAGGGCTGATAGAGGTACCACAGCAAGACGTACATTAGTTACTGATGAATTTGGAAATCAGCTGTTTTTGAGGCGTGATGGGATATATGAATGGGGAGGTTCTGAGCCTCCGCAGAAGATCTCAGGTAATTTCGATGGTTCTGAGTTTTGGGATAATATTAACAAAGATAGATTACCATATAGTTTTGCACATTTGGTAACTTCTGCGGATCAAGTTTGGTTTTGGCTTCCGTATGGGGCGAGTCAAGATTATATGAATTACGCTATAGTGTGGAACTACAAACTACGCCAATGGGTAGGTGTATATACAGGTAATACGCGAGTAAGTGGAGCTTATTTCGATGATTTACCGCATTTAGGTGGTCATGATGATGGGTTAATGTATAAGCATAATACTGGGACTAGTGATAATTCATCAGCGTTTACGTCACGAGCTACTACAGCTGCTACTCCACCTGTAAATGTGGCTACTAGAGTACGATGGTTATATGCTAGGCATGAGTTTAATGCTGCTGATGTAGCATATGATACAGCAGTTTATCAGACCGGCCCTGGAATCATAACTAAGGTAGATAGATTTAATGTAGGTGATCCAACAGATGCGTTGGTTACGGAGTTTATTATAGGATCGTCTGCTATTAGATCGTCTACTACAGCTTTTGTTAATGATACTGATTTACATGGGTATAGTCCAGTAAGTCAAATTAGGTACGAGAATAGTAATCTAGATCAGCCCATTACAGTTAGGCGTTCTATGTTGATGTATAAGCCTATTGGAAACGAGACTGTCAGAAAATTAGGAGTACACTAATGAATTTTTCAAATGATCCTACTAAGCGTTTTCGGAGGAAACCTAGAAGCCAAGATCCCAGGGACCGGCCTGTAGGTAGAAGTGCTAATACAGGAGCTATGGCGGCTAGACCTACTTTCACGCAGCCTAGTGCTAATACTACGGCGGCAAACCCCGCGGCGATGGTTGGCAGGCCCGATATGGGGCAAGGTATAGGACAAAATCAACAGATTAGGGCCAATGAAGTTCTTGGTGGTAGGCCTATGGATGTAGGTGCGGTCAATACAGTCCCCAACGCGGCTATTGGTGGGCGACCGATGGTGGCAGGTGCAATTAATACTGCTCTCAATGATCCCCTCGGCGGTCGTCCGATGGTTCCAGGTGCGGCCAACGCTGTTCCTAATCCAGCCCTCGGTGGTAGGCCAATGGTAGCAGGCGAGATTAATGCAGTTCCTAATACTGTCCTTGGCGGACGTCCAATGGAAGTTGGTGCGATTAATACTGCTAATACACTCGCTGGTAGACCTATGGCCGTAGGTGAGCTCAATACTGCTTCTGCAGATAATATTGCTAGAGCTCAAGCTTCCGAGCACGCTGCGATGCAAGCTTTACGTGCGCAATTATCTTCAGATCCTATGGATCGCCCTGTAGGAACAGAACGTCTAGGAACTAGTGCAGCTGATGATTCTGCAACTTTAAGTCCTTTACAAAAGCGAGAATCCCAAATAGCTGCACAAGCTCGTAGTCTTAGGGATCCATTTAAACGTCCTTTGCAACAAGGATCATTACAGGAGCGTGAAGAGCCGCTAATCCATGACCAATCTAGACGTAGTGTAAATCCAGAAGCTATGGCTGATAGGCCTTCTTTTAGTTCTGCCGCTTCTACTATAGAAGATGAAAGAGCTGACCCTAGGCCTGCAGAAGTAGATCCTTTTAGAGCTCAAATACAACAAGCTATTCAAGGACGTATGGGAGCAGATCCATATGCTGCTCGTCAAGCAGCGGCAGAATCTGACTATCAAGCTCAAGCAGCAAAAGCTAGAGAAGCATTATCAGAACGTCTGAATAGACTTGGAGTATTAAGAGGTTCTGGAGCTACTGCTTCTCAGTTTGGAGAATTTGAGTCTGGAGTATTACGCGGTCAGCAAGCTATAGGAGCACAGTTTGAAGGGCAACGTCAAGCTGGAATAGAAGAGGCTATTCGGCAGGGTATAGGGATGTATGAAGCTGGGGGTAGGCAAGATATTTCTCGTGAACAACAACGTTTGCAAGAAATAGAAATGTTTGGAGGTGAAGCAGGCCCAGAAGGTCGAGGAACATTAGCTAGGCGTTTAGGTGTGGGAGGTTTGGATGCCCAAGGAGCACAACTAGAAGAGCAAAGACAAGCTAGACTTCAAAGAGGTACAGAAGCAGAGGCCGAGCGTGATCTTCAACGTGAAGAATTATACGGTGGTGTTACGCGACCTGTGGATCGTGCCCAGACTTTAGCCGCTAGAGAAGGTGCTGCAGGACGCACATTTCTTGGGGGCGAAGCTGCAAAGGAACGTGCAGAGGCTGCGAGACAATCTGATTTACGTAGAGGCCTTGAAAGAGAAGAGTTGTATGGAGGTGCGTATGACCCAACGGAACGTGCAGGTCTGGGAACTCTTGCAGCTAGGGAAGCTGCTACTGGGCGTGAATTTCAAGCAGGTGAGACAGCATTAAGTAGGGATTTAGCGCGTGAAGAGTTATACGGCCAAGATGTAAGTGGCTTAAGTCCTATGCAAATACAAGCTTTAGGAGGAACTTTAGGAGCTAGAGGTCAAGCAGCTCAGCTAGATGCTGAAGATCGTAGACTAACAGAAATGGAAACTGCTGGAGTTTCGCAGAGAGGTTTAGCAGAGCGTGAATTAACGCAACGGTCTGCAATGGCAGCACAGCAACGAGAACTAGACCGTGAGCAGTTGTATGGTCGTGCTATGACCCGTGCTGAGCAGCAGTCAGGACTTGGTTACGCTGAAGGTACATTAGCTGCTCAAGGTTTAGCTCAAGAAGCTGAACAAGCTGATTTACAGAGAGAGTTAGCTCGTGAGGAAATGTATGGTGGTGTAACTACAGCAGAAGATCGTGCTAGAGGTGCGAGTACATTAGGTAGTCAAGAGCTTGCCCAACGTGAGGCTATGCAACAAGCAGGTTTTGAGGAAGCGGGGCGAGGAAGAGAATTTGCTGCCTTAGAAGCGCAAAGAGGCCGTGATTTTGCTCAAGGTCAGGCAGGTTTGGATCGAGCATTAGCTGAACAAGAATTATATGGCGGTACTGCTGAGATACGTCTGGATGATCTTGGTATTGATCCTGGAGTATTGCAAGGCTATGGCGCACGACCTGCTATAGAAGAAGCATTAACTCAACGTTTAGGTAGAGCTCCTACAAGTGAGGAGATTACTTCTATAGAGCAAGGATCTGGTATTATGGGTAGGCAGACCTTAGCAGCTAGTGAAGCTATAGAAGGAAGAGCTGAACGTGCAACAGCTGCTGAAGCTGAGCGTACATTCCGTACTGGATTACAACAAGCTGAATTTGGTGAGCGAGCTTTAGATCGAGACTTAACTAGAGATGAAGCAGATCTACAACGTGATTTAGCTAGAGAAGAGATGTATGGTGGACTTGAAGGTTTTGTAGATCGTAGAGAAGGTACGCTAGCAGCTCGCACAGGAGATCGAGATTACAGACTACGCGCAGAACTTGGACGTGGAGGTCAAGCAATAGATCAAGGCAGGCTTGACTTAGCTGAGGAGGAGTTATACGGCTATAGAGAAGGAGCTGGTGGGTATCGAGAGGGTACATATCAAGCAAGAGAAGCTGGACGAGGCCGCGAAGAACGTGAAGGGCGTTATGGAGTAGAAGATCAAAGGTATGATAAGGCACTTGAGTTAGAAGCTGACAGGTATGATACTCAACGGAAAGATTATACCACTGCCTTAGCCCGAGAAGCTGAAGAGCGTGCATTTCAACGCCAGATGCAAGTGCTTGAAGTCAACAGATACCAAGATGAATATGGAGGCTACTTTAATCCTAGGGAAGAGGATATTTTAGGTGGTCAGTTAGATCCTAATTACCAAGCGCCAAGGAATATAAAGGAATGGGAAGATCGTAACCCTAAGCCTACTGATCCAGAAAGATTAGCTGATTGGACTGAGGCTAGAGGGGAAAGACTTAGTCAAATTCAGGGTGATTTTGGAGGTAAGCGTGATGCTTGGGTACGTGCCAATCCTAAGATGCCTGGAGAATCAGACCAAAGATATGCTATGCGTATGCTAACAGCAGTGAGAGGTCCGATGGGAGGAACCTTAGACACAATACGAGCTGCTCAAACATCTAGGGAAGC